ATGAGGGCGCTGAACTTCGCCGTAAAGATAAAAAATAATATTCGACAACTATATGCACAAAATCATCGACTTTTAAGTTACACTGCAGTAACAATTATTTCGAAAGTGGTGGAATACAGTGCTATAGTTGTTTTTGTTTTGACTTTTTTTATATTTTACATGGTTGACTTGATTCAAAATATTATATTTTATAATGATTTTGTTAAAAAATTAAATATACTTCAATTTCTTTTTGGATAATACTATAATGAACGTTAGTTCTTAATATGTAAGTTGCATATACATGCGCCATTCTCATATAAAAAGAAAGTGTTAGTAACTTACACAAGGAGGGGGACTATTATGTTCATAATAAAGTCTATGTTGTATAGACTGATACAAATGATAGTTGTTTTATTTGTTATTTCTACACTTACATTCATTTTAATGAAATTATCACCAGGCAATCCTGTTGATAAAATATTACATCTTGATGTAGCACAAGTGTCGACGGAACAAATAAATGCAACCAAAGAAAAATTGGGATTAAATGATTCTTTATTGGTACAGTGGTGGCATTGGATGAATCATTTATTACATTTTAATTTAGGAAAAAGTTTTGAATCAAAAGAACCGGTAACACAGATATTATTCAACTATGCACCCATAACATTACTCATATCTTTTTCAACATTAGTAGTGTCGTTATGCATATCTATACCGCTCGGCATTATAGCAGCCAAACGATTTCATAAGTGGACGGATAAAGTGATTAGAGTGATCTCAACTCTATCAATTAGTTTACCAGCGTTCTTTATCGGTATTATTTTATTATTTATTGTCACAAATTTAATGAATATAGATAGCGTTATACTAAGTCAGTTTATATTACCTGTACTCACGCTATCTTTAGGTATGTGTGCATACATCATTCGTTTAGTGCGTTCTAATTTATTGATGTTATTGCAAAGTAATATCGTACAAGCATCAAGATTACGCGGTATGAATGAATGTTATATTTTAATTCATGATTTATTAAAACCAATATTTTATAAATCCTTTAACACCAGTATTTACAGCGTTTTAAAGTGTTTGTTAAAATAAAAAAGGGCGGAAAAAGGGCGGATTTTGTTAACTAGGAATATTTTCGATTTTTTGTATTAGTTCTTTGTCCATTTTCTCTGTTACATGAGTGTATATTTGAATAGTCGTTTTTTCATCTGTATGTCCAACTCTTTTCATGATTGCTTTTAAAGATATATTCATCTCGACTAGCAAGCTTATATGTGTATGCCTAAAAGTGTGAGTTGTAATCTTTTTATTGATTTTTAATTCTTGAGTTGCGTCATCTAATAAACTGTTAATTTTCTGAGTGAACAACGGGTTTCCTCTCCTTGTGGTGAATATAAAACCTCGATCTATATAATCTTTCTCCCACGAAGCTAATTTTTTATTCTCCAACATGATTTTTTTCAGAATGTCTACAGAGCGTCTATTTATCGCTATTTGTCTTTTGGAGCCTTTAGTTTTTGTTGTATCTTTATAGCCAAAACCATTTTCGTGTTTAATCCAGTGTATTGTTCCATTAACAGAAATTGTTTGATTTTCTAAGTCTATATCACTATTTTGTAAAGCTAGAACTTCGCCCACTCTCATACCTGTTAGTGTCTGGAGCTCTATTATGCTAGCAACCAAAAGGTTCCTTCTATAATTTCTCTCTTTTTTATTCAGTATATGATCACGAATTTGCAAAACTTGACTCATTTCTAAGTAGTTTTCCATTTTAGCTTCTTCTTTTTCAATATCTTCAATTGTTTTGCTTTTCTTTGGTAGTTCGACATCAATTAATAAGTGCTTATTAGGGTAGTTGTAAAATCTAACCGCATAGTTAATGGCTTTTTTCATATCGCCGAGTTGTTTTCTTGCTTGGTGTATAGAATGTTTATCCGATAATGTATAAATAAAGTTTTGCATGTATTTTGTATCAAGTTTGTTTAAAAGTAGGTTCTTAGAACTATTTGATTTTATTATTTTGATTCGCGACTTTGTATTAACTATCGTAGTTGCCTTAGAACCAGATGTTTTAATATGATACTCAAGCCACTCATCTAATAGTGCATGAAAAGTCAAAGTTTTTAGATCGCTTGATGACGTGTCATTTAACTTTTCTTTTATCTTCGCTTCTAATTTGAACATTGCTTCCTTTTGTGATTGTTTTGTATTTTTGTTCAATACAATACTTATGCGTTTCCATTTATTTGTATACGGATCTTTGTATTTCTCATAGTATCTGTATTTAGTTTCATTCTTCTTATTTTTAAATTTTTCAAACCACATATTTATACCTCCTTAGATTTGACGAAAAACAATAGAGATAGGCAAACTACCTTAAAAGTGCTTACTTTTACATTGCAACTTAAGACATAGTTCTTTTCTACGGTATATATGAAAAGCGTGCAAAAAGACAAGGTGGGTAAAATCACACCTTGTCTTTAGAGTTTGATAGTTAAAAGCGATATTACGTTTTTTGAGTTACATTTAGTGCCAGTTTATAGAACTTATATATCCACCAGTAATTTTAATATTTTTTCTATGCTCTTGAAGAGGTTTCGTTAAGTCGAAAGTATAATAATCTTTATTGTTATTAGTTCTAACAACAGCAGTTTTTTGTTTTCCTTCTAGTTTTTTAGCAACTAAATATAAGTCTTCTACAGTTTCGGCTTTGAAAGAATGTGCATCCGGAGACTGGTTAAACTCCTCGATGATTTTAGATGCTTTTGCATCCTCCTCTGGGCTTAGCTGATACGACTTATCCTCTTTTGGCTTTTCATCTTTTACTTCTTCGTGCCACCACGGTTGCTCAATTTCAAAATAAGCTTTTGCTTCAGGATTTGTGTACGCAAACAGCCCTGAACCTACAATAACTGATGCGAATAAAGATTTGACGATGTGTTTTTTCATTGGTGTGTACTCTCCTTATGTATAAATATGTCGCTTCTTAAAGCGCACTTTCATTGTAATTAGAGAGTTGGAGATAATCCAGTTAACACATTCTTAAATAAAGTTAAGTTTAATTTAAGAATAAAAGGCATAAACAATTTAGCTATAAAACAACAGACTAGTAATATATTCAGTTTTTAGTAAGTATTTTTTATCATCTCTTTTTATCTTGAGTCTCATCTTCGTTTAATTGTTTTTCTATCTTTTCATCTAAGTGTTTTTCAAGGTTGTTATGAAAAGTATCTTCATATACGAGGGAAGCGATAAATATTAAAATAAGTAACACCAGGCAACTAATCCAAACATAAAGCCAACTTTTTTTAGATCTCTTTTGCTTTTCTGAATGCTCATCATCCATGTCGTGTTGCTCCTTTATACATAAATTTATTATTCGCTATCGAGTATCTCTGTTAAAATTCAATTCTCTAATCCGCATGTGCTTAAAAAAGAAGTAGTATAAAACTACTGATGTTGTGACAATAGTGATAACTTTCTTCATTTTTATTTCTCCTTTTTCATATTTAAGTGTTGACACAAGGGTAGGAGGGCTACCCGCAAAAAATGTTCAAAAAAGATATCTGTATAATACAGACGCCACTTATAATTACAAGATTACATGGTTAATCACCATAAAAGGCAACAAACTATATTCGTGTTTTAAAGGAAATGCCTTGAATATATTTAAATTATATCGTCTTATATCAGGAGTCTGCAATATATAATTTATATCAAAAATAAATAGTCACCAAATTCCTAAAGTGGTAGTAACTCAAAAAGTTAATCAAGAGTTAAGGGATATTTAATTCATAAGCACAGTTGAATTTTTTATAATTATGTCAAATAAAGTTTTACATGGAGGTTATTAAAAATGTTCAAGAAACATCGTACAAAAAATTCTATTATGTTGAAATCTGTTTTAGCCCTAGGTATCATTTCTTCAGGAACGTTTGGGATAAACTCAAAAGTTGATGCTGCAACTCAAAACGTCTCAAGTGAGCAAAAGGGTTCAGAACAATCTTTGGTTCAAAAACTATATGATAGATACAGTAAAGATAAAATAAATGAAAAGTCTAACACCCTAAATAATTGGGTTTTATCAGACAGACCTTTACAGGAAAATCAAGTTCGTTTGAATTTTGAAGGAACTTATAAATATGCCGGCGTAACTTATAAGCCCAAGAGAAATATCACTTTAACTAAAGATACTATTACTTTAAAAGAATTAGATCATATTGTAAGATTTGCTCACGTTTCTTATGGTTTATACACAGGGAATCATGTGCCTCAAGGTAACATCGTAATAAATAGAAAAGATGGCGGTATATATACATTAGAAGTACATAAAGAGCTACAAACTGATAGAGAAAATGTAAAAATCAATACCGCTGATTTGAAAAATATAACATTTGATCTTACTGAGAATGTTAACTCTGATAAATGATTTGTTAAAATCGTATAGGTGCACTGTTAGTGAAAGTTTGGAAGCTAGGCAATCAACATCGCTTAGCTTTCTTTTTTGTAATGTCTTATATTCTTGATACTTATCCTGGTTAAAATTAAATTGAAAATTTAATAATACACTCTAAAATAGTTAATAAAAATTTAAACTTTTATTTTTATAATTTGTGATATAATTCACATGTATAAGCGTATCAACTATTATTAACTATTTAGAAAGAAGGATAGAGCAATGAAAAGAAAGACCTGTTTTTTATTAACCTCATCTTTATCATGCGCACTTTTATTATTATCAACAACAAGTCCACAAGCGAATTCAGCGAATAAGGAAACGACGGCTAAAAAAGATTTTGTTGATAGCCGCCAACAAAAAAAGGAGAAAAGCGAAAATGGAAAAAAGAAAAGTGTAGCAGAACCTGGAGATATTGGTAAGAATGGTAAGGTGACAAAACGCACTGAATCGGAATTTGATCCTAGTACTAACATTACTCAGAATTTACAATTTGATTTTATAGACGATCCAACTTATGACAAGCATGCTTTGTTGATAAAAAAACAAGGTACAGTTCATTCGGATTTGAAATTTGAATCTCATCGAAAAGAAACTAATTCAACATGGCTAAAATATCCAAGTGAGTATCATGTAGATTTGAAAGTGAAAGACAATGATAAAACTGAAATATTGGATCAATTACCAAAGAATAAAATTTCAACTGCAAAAGTGGACAGTACATTTTCTTATAGTGTTGGTGGTAAGATTGATTCTGGAAAGTCAATCGGAGGTTCGTCTTCTAACAGTTACTCCAAATCTATTAGTTATAATCAACAAAATTATGACACAATTGCAAGTGGTAAAAATAACAACAAGCATGTGCATTGGGCTGTTGTTGCGAACGACTTGAAGTATGGAGATAAAATTACGAATAGAAATGATGAATTTTTGTTTTATAAGAATACTCGAGAGTCTACTGTAGAAAAACCAGAATCTAGCTTTATAACAAAATATAAATATCCGGCTCTTGTAAGAAGTGGATTTAATCCGGAATTTTTAACTTATATTTCAAATGAAAAGACGAATAGAAAAACGCAATTTGAAGTAACTTATACACGCAATCAAGATATTTTAAAAAACAAACCTGGCATTCATTATGAAGCGCCTATACTGGAGAAAAATAAAGTTATTCAAAGTTTTACTGTAATTTATGAAGTTGACTGGATAAATAAATCAGTTGAGGTTATTGATAAAAAGTCTGTAAAATAAACCATTGAATATTAACAATGTGGAAAGGTTAGAATGTAAATGATTAAGAAAACATGTAAAAACATTACTATTTGTAGTTTAGCAATATCAACTGCTATGTTTGCGTTCTCCGAAACGTCTTTAGCAAAAATCAAGCCGGAAATCAAGTCGGAAATCACTCCAGTAGTAGAGAAAGCAATTGATAGTGAAACTAAAATGTACACACGTACTGCTACGACAAGCGATCCTAAGAAGAATATTTCTCAAAGCCTACAATTTAATTTTTTAAATGAGCCAAACTATGATAAGGAAACGTTGTTTATTAAAGCGAAGGGTACGATTAGTAGCGGTTTAGAAATTTTACAACCTAATGGTTATTGGAGTAGCACTTTGAGGTGGCCTGGTTCTTATTCAGTTTCAATTCAAAACATTGATGACAACGCAAATGCTAAAGTAGTTGACTTTGCACCGAAAAACCAAGACGAAACAAGAGATGTTAAATATACGTACGGTTACAAAACAGGTGGTAATTTTACTATTAATCAGAGCGGTTTAAGCGGTAACATTACCCAAGAGCATAATTATTCAGAGACAATTAGTTACCAACAACCATCTTATCGTACGTTAATTGATAAACCTACATCAGATAAAGCGGTTGCATGGAAAGTAGAAGCAAACGTGATAAAAAATATGGGTTATGACCATACTAGGGATGCAACTACTGATGGCAATACCAAAGTAGGAAGTGAAATTTTCACACTAACTAGGAACGGTAACTTATGGGCTAAAGATAATTTTACTCCTAGGAATAAAATGCCCGTGACTGTATCTGAAGGGTTTAATCCGGAGTTTTTAACAGTGATGTCGCATGATAAAAAAGGTAAAGACCGTTCACTATTTATAGTACGCTATGAAAGAGTGATGGATGATTTCAAAATAGAATGGGAAGCTCGTGGTTTTTGGGGTTATTGGTCTGGAAAAAATAATGTGAATAAAAAACTAGAGAGTTTAGCAGCTTTATATGAAATAGATTGGAAGACACATAGTGTGAAACTTACAAGTACGTTTGAGTGATAATAAATTAGGTTAAACTTTAAAGTTGCCTGCTATTAAAAATATGGCAGGTAACTTTTATAATATCAACATTTTAAATTCGTATTGCCAATTTTTACCATCATAACAACGCGTTTTTATCTTATCCCTCCTCAAAATTGGCAAAAAATAATAAGGGTAGGCGAGCTCTCCGGGAAATTGTATAAAAAAAGACCAGATGAATTGACATCTGGTCAGCAATTTTTAAAATTTCTTCATTGAAAGATATATGGCCAGTTGGGTCGTAATCATTAAGTGTACTTATTCTTTTTCTTTTATTATAGCTTCTTCAGGAGTTGTTTTAAGTTTGATGCTATTGATAAGTTACAAGGAGTATTAGTGTATTGCAGAATTGAGTATCTCCAATAGTTATTCAAATTCTATATCATAAATCGACATTTCAATACTGTCATACAATTCATGCTTTTCCATGTATAAGAACCACTGATTATCTGGTTGTTTACCGTTATCTTCAACGTTAGATTTAACTTTTTCGTAAATGTTTTGGATGAGCTTATTATACATTTCGTCTGTTGTGCGCTGTACTTTATCTTCGTTCCATCTATTCTTTTTGGGGCGCTTATCATTTTTAGCTGTTTGGTATTCAAAAGCTCTATCGTAAAAAATGCTTAGAGCTTTAATTTTACTTTCTATATGTGTTTGGAATGTTTTCTTATCCGTTGTTATTTCCTCCTATAGCGCAATTTCGGTGTCTATTTTCATAGCAGGCAGGCTTCCTGACATTTAACACTAGACACTAAATATGCTATAATAAAATAAAAAGCAGGTGAGTTTTTTTGGGAATTTTTGATACATCCCTTCTTAGTGTTCTTGTGCCATCTGGAGGTCTTGGTTTTATTACGTTCCTCTTGTTTAATAAAATGGGTAAAGTGAAATTTTATGACAACCAAGACAAAGTGTTTTATGTTGTTGTATTTTCTTTGGTGAACTTCATTATCATGCTTGTGTTCGTTTCATTACTAAAATTATTTCTAAGTGCCAGCGTAGCATTATTATTTAGCTTAACTATTACATTGATTCTAGCTGTTATATATCCGTTTTTAATGCCTTTTGACAAGATCAATCAGCTTAAAAATTACATCAATGATTTAAGAGAGCAAAACGGTTTGGCTTATCTGCACGCAGAACCAGTTAGTGAGATTGTGTTTAATAATATTAAAGACACAGCTGTTTACATTTTTGATTTTGATAAGAGTCTAATTAATTGCGGCTTTATTACAAATATGAACACTCATAGTAACGAACCAAACGAATTGCTTATTGAGCCTTTTGATGAAGAATCATCATTAAAATCTTTTGATGATATATTGGCGTGGACGCAAAGACCAGGTATAGAATCTAAAGTACTTATAAACTTGAGTGAAAAGACGCAAATTTATTTTATTGAAATATAGTTTTACCTTTTATCTGGCGGTGTTTTAACCTCTTTCGTTTTGTTTGATTTACTTAAAGAGCGCTGAGATTTTTCTTTAGTCATTTACCTCACCACCTTCCAACGTCTACTTTAGTAGGCGTTTTTGTTTTCTATATTAAAGCTTCATATAGACGCTTTAATATAATTTTTGCAACCACGTTATTACCAAGGATTTTTATACCATTCTAAGCCGCGCTCAATCCACATAATAAAGTAAGTGAAAGACATATCGGAAAATAGCAATGGGTAAGCTAGCGTTTCTGCTTCGTACCAATAACCCATATCTATAATAAATCTTTTCGACACTTCTATTTCTCCTTTGTTTATGAAATTTATATAAAAACGCCAAAAGGTGCTGATAATTACAATACAACTTTTCCCATTACTTTTATATCACTAAACGAAGCAACTTTTATATCGTCGTACTTCGGATTTAGAGATACCAAAGTAATATAATCTTCACATATGTCAACACGTTTAATCAGACTTACTCCATCTAATACAACGAGTGCAATAGTGCCGTCTTTAATAGCATCTTCTTTCTTAATAAAAGCGTATGTTCCTTGCTTTAACATAGGTTCCATTGAATCGCCGTTAATTAAAATGCAAAAGTCAGCATTTGATGGGGCTTCATCTTCTTTGAAAAATACTTCTTCGTGTAATATGTCATCGTACAATTCTTCGCCGATACCAGCACCAGTTGCACCGCATGCGACATACGATATTAGTTTAGATTCTTTATATTCGTCTATAGAAGTGACTTTATTCTGTTCGTTTAACTGACTATTCGCATAGTTGAGTACATTTTCTTGTCGTGGAGGTGTGAGTTTATTGTATATGAAAGTGATGTCGTTATGGTTAATATTCCTTGTAGGAAACAAATCGTCAATACTAATATTTAAAATATGAGCAATTTCAAACAAATCATCTTGTTTAGGGGTTCTGTATCCTGTCTCATAATTTGAAATAGTAGCTTTTTTAGTATTGAGTTTTTCTCCAAGTTGATCTTGAGTTAAGTTCAACTTAGTTCTATAGTGTCTTATTTTATTACCTATAAATTTAGCTAATTCTTTTTTATCCATTTTCTTACCTCCTTAAATGTACCTATAGTATAACCCAATTATTTTTGGTATTCAACAAAATAATACACGAAAAGCAAACTTTTGTGTTGACTAAAGTACACGAATCGTGTATAGTTAGATTTGTAAGCAGGAGGTGACAACATGCAATGGAATTTAATAAAGTTGAGAAAAGAAAGAAAGTGCACTCAAGAAGATTTAGCAAACCTCTTGAATATATCAACTGAAGGTTATCGTTTAAAAGAATTAGGAAAGCATCAATTTAAGAATGATGAGATGTTTATTATCGCTGATTTTTTTGACGAAAATATTGGAGATATTTTTTTACCTACAAAGTACACGTATCGCAAACAAACAATTTAAAAGGAGACACAGACTAATGCAAGACCACTCATTAAATTTAGTGAAACTTCAATTAAAATATCATAATCTTTCAGGACAAATTGAAGCTTATGATAAATCACTTAAAGAAATAAGATACACACGAGAGCTTTTCAACAAACATCTAAGCATGAACAGTGAAGACGCATTTGCTGGTTTGCAAATGGTAGAAGATGAAATTACTGACAAGCTTCGAAATGCTATTAAAGAATTTCAAAAAGTAGTGAAAGCGTTAGACAAGCTTAACGGTGTTGAAAGTGATAACAAAGTTACTGATTTAACTGAGTGGAAGAAAGTGAATCAGTAACATTCACTTTGATTAAAAGATAAGGAGAGATAAACAAATGCGTGCTAAGAAGCAAATAACGCTCCAAATACCGAACGAGCTTTTAGAAAAAGTGCGTAAGGAATCGGAGCTTAAAGGTATGACTGTTAACGAGACGGTTAACATTATTCTTTATGATTTTTATTTTCGAAATGTTGGGAAAGGATAAACTCTATTTCTCGACCGATAGAACGTTTGTTTCTTTTAGCCGAGCGTTCGATTTCGCTAAATAAATTTTTGTCGATTCTCAGAGTAAAGCGTTTATCTTGCTCTCTCGTATATTTATCTGTAGTTGACAATTTTAAACCTCCTATATGACGTCTAATTGACACTATTATAACAAGAATTTTAAAAAAGATAAACAATCATATTGACGTCAAAAAGATGTTGTGTTACTCTCGGTGTACGAAAGGAGTTGACGTCAAAAGTATGACAAATAAAGTTCGTTTCACTTATAGAACAACAGAAACGCTATTTGAAAAAATCGCTGAGGAAGCTTCTAAAAAAGGTATATCTATTAATTCTGAAATTACTAACGTTTTGTGGAAATACTATTTTAAAAATGATGATGCTGATAAAGCGAAAAACTTAGAGGAGGCATAAAAAATGAACATAAGAGAAGCAACTAAAATGTCGATGAGGTTAGGAAGAGACATTTATAGGAAGAGTCAGTACGAATTGAGAGTGACACTTATTCCATCTAACACACACGGTTATATTGCAGTTGTGAGAGAAGGTTCGAATAAAAGTAGTCTCACACCGTGGTGGCAGCCAACGGCGGAAGACTTACTAGCTGAAGATTGGGTTGTACTTGGATACGAGGAACAAGATTAAAGTCCTAGTAGCTTGCGTAACTGGTTAAGATCTTTAGCTAAAGAACGTATATTTTTTGAATACGCCTTTTCAAGAACTGCTATTGCGTTATTTTTCAATTTGATTATTACAGGTTTATCACTGGCGTAATAAAGGTACAAATACTGGTTTTTAGATAATTCTTTTAAAGTTTCCATCAAGTTCTCAGAAGTAAAGCCAATAAAAAATGTGTGATGCAGTTCTTTAAAAGTGCCAAAATCTACAGACTTGTCCAGAGAAACGCCCTCTGAAAGTCTATCTAGGTATATTTGGTACATATGCTTTAAAACAAATTGGGCGTTTTTACTAAGGGCTTCCATATTTATCACCTCCTTTCACTAGGAGCTAACAATATTATACACGAAAGGAGCATAAACATTATGAAAGCATTGCAAACAATCAAAAAAGTCATCTATTACTACTATGACGAAGTAGGTAACAGACGACCAATAGGTGTTAGTGATGAAAAACAAATCGAATTTTTAATTGATGAGAATTGGATAAATCATATGAATAAAACTTTTCCTAAAAGTATCAGTAACTTATATATGCAATTTGATGGGAAGGAATTTAAGTTAGATTAAATTTTTTCGTTAAATATTGGAAAGCAAGTTTACTCAGTAACGTGACGGACATACTAGAGGTTTCTTTAGCAACACGTTTCACTTCATTCCAAGTTTTATTATCTCGAATATTATCTAAGAACTCATGACCATAAAAAGTGATATTGCCGATTTGATAATAGGTAACTTTACTATTTATTACATTGACGTGTGCGTCTAAAATATCAGCTTCTTTCAATTTAATTAGACAGTACATTAATTCATCGAAATTGTAATTTCTATATACATCATAATCTTGGAAACTACGTGGAATTAGTAACGTTTCGAACGGCTTTTTTTCTTCGATCTCTAACAATAATTCACGAATACAATCATGGTTTAATTTCATAGCAATCTACCTCCTTAACAGGAGTATACCAGAAAGGAATGGTAACAAATGTTACAAAAATTTAGAATCGCGAAAGAAAAAAGTAAATTAAAACTCAATTTACTGAAACACGCAAACAGTAATTTAGAAACAAGAAACAACCCTGAACTGTTGCGAGCAGTTGCAGAGTTGTTAAGAGAACTTAATAGATAAATTCTACGAATTCGATTTTAGCTGAAGCGATAGCTACTACTTTGTCACCAACAAAAGTATATGAGTTATTCGTGAACGAGGACTTTTTAATATTTTCTTTTGATATTTCAACAGTCCCATGTTGGCCTGACTTTATCACTTTTTCTAAATTATTGATTTCAACAAATTTATCATTAGAAAGATATAAACAAGCTTTCATATAAATTACCTCCTTCTATTAGGAGATAACAACATTATACAAGAAAGGAATGATAGAAATGCCCAAAATCATAGTGCCACCAACACCAGAAAACACATACAGAGGTGAAGAAAGATTTGTTGAAAAGTTATACGCAACACCTACACAAGTTCATAAACTGTTCGGCGTAAGTAGGGGCACTGTTTACAACTGGCTTAAATACTATAAAGAAGATGACTTAGGCATAAAAAACTTATGTATCATTTATTCTCCAGCTGGGCAGTTGATTAATATTCCGAAGTTAGAAGCGTATTTGATTAAAAGGCAAGACAAAATACTTTAAGGAGGATTATCAAATGAGCGACACATATAAAAGCTACTTAATATCAGTACTGTGCTTCACCGTCTTAGCAATTGTACTTATGCCGTTTCTATACTTCACTACAGCGTGGTCAATCGCAGGATTCGCAAGTATCGCAACGTTTGTATTCTATAAGGAATATTTCTATGAAGAATAAAAAATACTGCTGCTCTGCGTGATGAGCAACAGTAAATGCATTCAAGAAATAATTTCAGACTTTAATATAAAACGAAACACGGAGGAAGTCAAGATGTATTACGAAATTGGAGAAGAACGCGTTAAACCAATTAAAGTAGATGGTTTCAAATTCTTTGTATACGCCATTAGAGAAGTTAACGGCGTCACAATAAAAGTGAATGATATAGACCGTCGAGAAGTGTACAACATCGTTGTCACAGACGAATCAGGCTTGCAAATAGCGATGGATAACATCAATGCCGCTATCTATGAATGGATTGAACACAACACAGATGAACAAGACCGAATAATTAACATGATCATGAAATGGTAGGTGCGATATGAAACCACATAAATTTAAACGAATGGCTATTGATTTAATAGAGCGTGTACAAAGTACTGCTTATCAAGTGGATTACAAGTACAACATTATATGGGTTTGGCACTACAGCGATGACTACTTAGGAAAAATTGCATCAATCAATATGCATAACAATGTAGATGATGACAGTGCGTTATTAACTAAATATGAGAAAGCTAAAAAAGCACTAGCGGGGGAGACGTTAATAGATGAATAAAAAACTGCCGCTTGGATCAGCAAGCAGCAGAAACAAAATAAATAAAAAAAGACCTAATAAGGATAGCGTATTGATAAAGGGAAATACGCAAAAACTAATAAGCAAGGAGCCAACAGAGAGGGTCCTTACGTCAAAGAATACTACCACACTTTGTGGTGTTTGACAATATTAAAGGTTAATACATTTTGCTAGTCAAACAAAAAAACTGCTATCCATTTTATGAATAGCAGGGAATGATAAGCAAAAAATCTAATAAACAAGGAGATCATAGAAATGACCTTACAACAAAAAATATTATCACATTTTGCAGAATTTGACAACTTTAACTCAGACGACATTGTAGGTGCTTTTGGGATATCTAAAACACATGCAAAAGCCACTCTTTCAAGACTTAAGAAAAAAGGCAAAGTAGAAATGGTGAGTTGGGGTAAGTGGCGTGTTGTTGAACCGCAGTTACATTTAACTGTTGTAGAACGTAAGAAAGAGATATTAGAAGAACAATTCGAGTTATTGGCAAGATTAAACGAACAAAGTGATGACCCTAGAGAAATAGAAGAACGCATCAAGTTAATGATTCGTTTAGCCAACCAATTTTAAGGAGGAGTTAATCAATGGCAGTATTAGAGGATATTTTTGAAGAGTTAAAACTATTAAATAAGAATTTACGTGTACTAAATACTGAACTATCAACTGTAGATTCATCAATTGTACAAGAGAAAGTTAAAGAAGCACCAATGCCAAAAGAAGAAACAGCTCAACAGGATTCAATTGCAGAAGTTAAGGAAACTTCTACCGATTTAACTAAAGCTTATGTTTTATCAGTAGGAAAAGAGTTCCTTAAAAAAGCAGATACTTCTGATAAGGAAGCATTTCGAAATAAACTTAACGAACTTGGTGCAGATAAGCTATCTACTATCAAAGAAGAACATTATGAAAAAATTGTTGAATTCATGAAAGCGAGACTTAATACATGAATCTAGATCACTCAAATAGAGCTCATGCAAAGCTTAGTGCAAGTGGCGCGAAACAGTGGCTAAACTGCCCGCCAAGCATTAAGGCAAGTGAAGGTATTACAGATAAAAGTTCAGTCTTTGCTGAAGAAGGCACATTTGCCCATGAGTTAAGTGAGTTATATTTCAGTCTTCAATACGATGGCCTCACACAGTTTGAGTTTAATAAAGCTTTTCAAAATTATAAGCGAAATCAATATTACAGCGAAGAATTACGTGAGTATGTTGAAGATTACGTAGCTATTGTAGAAGAAAAATATAACGAGGCTTTGAGTAGAGACGAAGAAGTAATTGCATTATTTGAAACAAGATTGGATTTAGGTAAATACGTTCCTGAATCTTTTGGTACTGGTGATGTCATTATATTTTCAGGTGGTGTACTTGAAATTATTGACCTTAAATACGGTAAAGGCATTGAAGTTTCAGCTATAGACAACCCTCAACTTAGATTATATGGTTTGGGCGCATATGAGTTACTTAGTTTACTGTATGACATTCATACAGTACGTATGACTATCATACAGCCTCGAATAGATAACTTTTCTACTGAAGAGTTACCAATATCAAGATTACTTCAGTGGGGAACAGACTTTGTTAAACCATTAGCCAAACTAGCTTATAACGGTGAAGGAGCGTTTAAAGCAGGTAGTCATTGTAGATTCTGTAAGATAAAGCATTCATGTAGAACACGTGCAGATTATATGCAAAATGTGCCTCAAAAGCCACCACATTTGTTAAGTGATGAAGAAATTGCTGAACTTTTGTACAAACTACCTGATATCAAAAAATGGGCTGATGAAGTAGAACAATATGCACTAGATCAAACGAAAGAAAATGATAAAAACTATCCTGGTTGGAAGCTTGTAGAAGGTCGTTCGCGAAGAATGATAACTGATACAAAAGTAGTTCGGGACAAGTTAGTAGAAGAGGGATACAAATCTGAAGATATTACAGAAACCAAGTTACTTAGTATTACGAATTTAGAAAAATTAATCGGTAAAAAAGCATTTTCTAAAATTGCTAGTGGTTATATAGAAAAAACGCAAGGTAAATTAACACTTGCTACCGAGTCGGATAAACGACCAGCTATAAAGCAATCTGCTGAAGATGATTTTGACAAACTATAAAAATTAAAAAGGACGGTATATAAACATGAAAGCAAAAGTATTAAATAAAACTAAAGTGATTACAGGAAAAGTAAGAGCATCATATGCACATATTTTTGAGCCTCACAGTATGCAAGAAGGTCAGGAAGCAAAGTATTCAATCAGTTTAATCATTCCTAAATCAGATACAAGTACGATAAAAGCTATTGAACAAGCTATAGAAGCTGCTAAAGAAGAAGGAAAAGTTAGTAAGTTTGGGGGCAAAGTTCCTGCAAATTTAAAACTTCCATTACGTGATGGAGATACTGAAAGAGAAGATGATGTGAATTATCAAGACGCTTATTTTATTAACGCATCAAGCAAACAAGCACCTGGTATTATTGACCAAAACAAAATTAGATTAACGGATTCTGGAACTGTTGTAAGTGGTGACTATATTAGAGCTTCAATCAATCTATTTCCATTCAACACAAATGGCAATAAGGGTATCGCAGTTGGATTGAACAACATTCAACTTGTAGAAAAAGGCGAACCTCTTGGTGGTGCGAGCGCAGCAGAAGATGATTTTGACGAATTAGACATTGATGATGAGGATTTCTTATAAGTCAATAGGTGGGGTTTTTAGCCCCACTTTAATTTTAAAGAAATTGAGGTGTCAAGCATTTGAAATTTATGAATATAGATATTGAAACATATAGCAGTAATGATATTTCGAAATGTGGTGCCTATAAATACACAGAAGCTGAAGATTTTGAAATATTAATCATTGCATATTCGATAGACGGCGGACCTGTGAGTGCAATCGATATGACTAAAGTAGATAATGAGCCTTTCCACGCTGATTATGAAACGTTTAAAATTGCTCTATTTGACCCTACTGTAAAGAAATATGCATTCAATGCTAATTTTGAAAGAACATGTCTTGCTAAACATTTTAATAAGCCGATGCCACCTGAAGAATGGATTTGCACAATGATTAATTCAATGCGTATTGGCTTACCTGCTTCACTTGATAAAGTCGGAGAAGTTTTAAGACTACAAAATCAAAAAGATAAAGCAGGTAAAAATTTAATCCGTTATTTTTCTATGCCATGTAAACCAACAAAAGTTAATGGTGGTAGAACAAGAAATCTACCTGAGCACGACCCTGAGAAATGGCAACAATTTATTGATTATTGTATTCGAGATGTTGAAGTTGAAATGGCAATAGCGAATAAGATCAAAGATTTTCCTGTAACAACAATTGAACAAAAATATTGGGTTTTTGACCAACATATAAATGATAGAGGTATTAAGCTTTCTAAATCATTGATGTTAGGTGCTAATGTGCTTGATAAGCAGAGCAAAGAAGAATTGCTTAAGCAAGCAAAACAAATAACAGATTTAGAAAATCCTAATAGCCTCACACAGCTATTAACTTGGTTAAATAAAGAACAAGGATTAGATATACCTAATCTACAAAAGAAAACGGTTCAGGATTACTTAAAAGAAGCAACAGGAAAAGCTAAAAAAATGCTAGAAATCAGATTGCAAATGTCGAAAACCAGTGTAAAAAAATACAACAAAATGCATGACATGATGTGCAGTGATGAACGGGTAAGAGGTCTGTTTCAATTCTACGGTGCCGGTACTGGAAGATGGGCAGGTAGAGGTGTACAACTTCAGAATTTAACAAAGCATTATATTTCAGATACTGAATTAGAAATAGCAAGAGATCTTATTAAAGAACAACGTTTTGACGATTTAGATTTATTACTCAATGTTCATCCTCAAGACTTATTAAGTCAATTAGTTAGGACGACATTTACTGCTGAAGAAGGAAATGAACTAGCAGTAAGTGATTTTTCTGCAATAGAGGCAAGAGTCATAGCATGGTATGCAAAAGAACAATGGCGTTTAGATGTATTTAACACACACGGAAAGATATATGAAGCATCGGCTTCACAAATGTTTAATGTCCCGGTAGAAAGCATCACTAAAGGCGACCCTCTCAGACAAAAAGGTAAAGTGTCGGAACTGGCTTGTGGCTATCAAGGCGGTGTAGGCGCCTTAAAAGCGATGGGCGCATTGGACATGGGGTTAAAAGAAAGTGAACTACAAGGTCTTATAGATAATTGGCGAAAGGCTAATCCAAACATAGTTAATTTTTGGAAGGCTTGCCAAGAGGCTGCAATTAATACTGTAAAATCTCGAAAGACGCATCATACACACGGACTTAGATTTTATATGAAAAAAGGTTTTCTAATGATTGAACTGCCTAGTGGAAGAGCTTTAGCTTATCCAAAAGCTTCAGTTGGTGAAAATAGTTGGGGTAGTCAAGTTGTTGAATTTATGGGCTTAGATCTTAACCGTAAATGGTCAAAGTTAAAAACGTATGGTGGGAAGTTAGTCGAGAATATTGTTCAAGCAACTGCAAGGGATTTACTTGCGATTTCTATAGCAAGGCTTGAAGCATCAGGATTTAAGATAGTTGGGCATGTTCATGATGAAGTAATTGTAGAAATACCTAGAGGTTCAAATGGACTTAAGGAAATCGAAACTATCATGAATAAGCCTGTCGATTGGGCAAAAGGATTGAATTTGAATAGTGACGGATTTACTTCTCCGTTTTATATGAAGGATTAGGAGTGTGATTGCATGCAACATCAAGCTTATATCAATGCTTCTGTTGACATTAGAATTCCTACAGAAGTCGAAAGTGTTAATTACAATCAGATTGATAAAGAAAAAGAGGATTTGGCGGACTATTTATTTAATAATCCAGGTGAACTATTAAAATATAACGTTATAAATATCAAGGTTTTAGATTTATAGGTGGAATGATGGCTAGAAGAAAAGTTATAAGAGTGCGTATTAAAGGAAAACTAATGACATTGAGAGAAGTTTCAGAAAAATATCATATATCTCCAGAACTTCTTAGATATAGATACAAACATAAAATGCGCGGCGATGAATTATTGTGTGGAAGAAAGGACTCAAAATCTAAAGAAGAAGTTGAATATATGAAGAGTCAAATAAAAGATGAAGAAAAAGGGAGAGAAAAAATCAGAAAAAAAGCGATTTTGAACCGATACCAACGAAATGTGAGAGCGGAATATGAACAGGAAAGAAAGAGAAGATTAAGACCATGGCTTTATGATGGAACGCCACAAAAACATTCACGTGATCCGTACTGGTTCGATGTCACTTATAACCAAATGTTCAAGAAATGGAGTGAAGCATAATGAGCGTAATCAGTAACAGAAAAGTAGATATGAACGAAGCGCAAGACAATGTTAAGCAACCAGCGCACTACACATACGGCGACATTGAAATTATAGATTTTATCGAACAGGTTACGGCACAGTATCCACCTCAACTAGCATTCGCAATAGGTAATGCAATCAAATACTTGTCTAGAGCACCGTTAAAGAATGGTCATGAGGATTTAGCAAAGGCGAAGTTTTACGTCCAAAGAGCTTTTGACTTGTGGGAGGGTTAACGATGGCAACCCAAAGACAAGTTGAATATGTGATGTCATTACAGGAGCAACTGGAATTAGAAGACTGCGAAAAATATACAGACGAACAAGTTAAAGCAATGAGTCATAAAGAAGTTAGCAATGTGATTGAAAACTATAAGGCAAGCATAAGGAATGAAGAGCTATACGACGAATGCATGTCGTTTGGTCTGCCTAATTGTTAAAAGGAGTGATGACCATGACAGATAGCGCGCGTAAAGAATACTTGAACCAATTTTTCGGCTCTAAGAGATATCTGTATCAGGATAACGAACGAGTGGCACATATCCATGTAGTGAATGACATTTATTACTTTCATGGGCATATCGTACCAGGTTGGCAAGGCGTGAAAAAGACATTTGATACAGCTGAAGAGCTTGAAACATATATAAAGCAACATGGTTTGGAATACGAGGAGCAGAAGCAACTAACTTTATTTTAGAGGAGATGGAAATGATGAAAATCAAAATTGAAAAAGAAGTGAACTTGCCTGAACTTATCCAATGGGCTTGGGATAACCCCAAGTTATCAGGTAATAAAAGATTCTATTCAAACGATGTTGAACGCAACTGTTGTGTGACTTTTGATGTTGATAGCATCTTATGTAATGTGACTGGATACGTATCAATTAACGATAAATTCACTATTCAAGAGGAGATATAACAATGAAAATCAAAGTAAAAAAAGAAATGAGACTAGATGAATTAATTAAGTGGGCATGGGAAAATCCAGAACTATCACGGGGCAAAAATTTTTTTGCAAAAACCAAGAGTGATATTGATTATAAGTGCTTCTCTCTTTATGACGGAAGAAATTGTATCATAAAAGGTTTTGTATCAGCTGATGATACTTTTGAAGTCGAATTTGAAGAAGATATTACAGAAGAGACTAAGGTTGATAGGTTGATTGAATTATTCGAGATTCAAGAAGGAGACTATAACTCTACACTATATGAGAACACTAGTATAAAAGAATGTTTATATGGCAGATGTGTGCCTACTAAAGCATTCTATATCTTAAACGATGACATGACGATGACATTGATTTGGAAAGATGGGGAGTTGGTAGAATGATGCAAACCTATAAAGTAAGTCTTTGTATCAAGTTCTTAGTATCTAAATGTGATTACAAAATAAAAAAGCATTATTTTGTGCAAAGTATAAATGAGGAAGAAGCTAAGAATATGGCATTAAAACTGACTCGTAAAAAACTCCCATTCAAAACTGCAAGCATAGAGGTCGAAAAAGTGGAGGTAGTAGAATGATGCCGAAATATAGAGTATGGGACACCGAAACAAAAAAGATGTGTGAGGTTGTGGCG